AAAATGCCAGCTTTAAAGGCTGAGATTAAATTCGAATGTGTATCATGTGGTGAGCATAATACAACAGAATTAAAGGGTCTGCAAAGTTTTTTTACATAGGCCTCTCTCACGATAGTTTAGTCAATCATTATAAGACTAACTTTGCGATGATGCAGCATCATCAGTATAGTTTGACTGAACTAGATAATATGTTGCCGTGGGAGAGGGAGATATATGTTGCTCTCCTACAGGAGTGGATTAAAGAAGAAAACGATAGAATTAAGAAGGAAACAAGGAAATGACAGAAGAGATCGATGATAAATTAGACCACCCTGCCGATACCAACGGTGATGGTAAAGTATCTGACGACGAGCATGCGATGTACGTAGAAGCTAAGAGAAAAGAGCTTGACGATCAGGATGCTATGCGAGATGCACAACGGAAAATGACATGGTTTGCATTAGGCGGATTATTGTTATATCCTGGAGCAGTCGTAATTGCATCTTTAGTCGGACTTGACGAGGCGATGAAGACTTTAGGTAGTATGGCACCAACATACTTTGTTGCCGTTGCCGGTATTGTAGCAGCCTTCTTTGGTACACAGAACTTTGGTAAAAAATAGGAATATACCATGGCAAAAGATAACGTAGAACAACAAAATGAAGAGAGAAATGTTAAGCTTGATGAGATGCTAAAAACTTTGCAAAAGGCAAAGGAAGAAGAGCAAGAGTCACAGCAAAGGCTAGAAGCTTCAGATAAGTTAAATTATGCCTTACAGGAAAGAGGCAATGAATTAAACTTTGCACAAGCAAATGCTATAAATGAGTTATTGGATAGCATGAATAGTGAAGGCCAAGATGCAGAACAACGTAAAGAAGATACTGCAAGAGCCGAAAAGCTATTAGACCTCCTTGGCGACATTGCAAATAACACTGAAGATCTAGGTAATATTAGCGGTCCTGTAGAAGCAGCTTCCATGAGTATCTTATCTTTACCAGGTTTAATACTTGGATTAGGTGCTGGTTTGGTTGTTGGTATAGCATCATCGTTTACAACACTTATTAAACTTCTAGGGAAGGGTCTTCTTAAAGCAGTTGCACCAATTGTAAAAAGTGTATTACGTCTTTGGAAAACGCTTTTTGGCGGAGTTTTTAAGTTACTTAATAAGATACCATTTGTCAAATCGTTTACTTCAAGTGTCAGAGGGTTTTTTAGTAATTTAGGGGGGCGATTTACCAAAGCCGGCAAATCTATTAGTCAAGCCTTTAAGCCATTAACTAACGGTATAAAAAATATCAAAAGCGCTTTTACTGCCGGGTTTTCCGGACTTAAAAGTTTCAGAACAGCGTCAGGACAGTTTGCCAAGCTTGGTAAAATTGGTAATATCGGAAAGGGTATAGCTCAGGGTTTAAAAAATGTTAGTAATGCAGCCGCAGGAATAAAGAACTCTCTATTAGCACCATTTAAGCAGATTGGCAAAGACTTAGCACCTATTAAGAAGCTAATGCCAAGCGGTGGAGCTAGTAAAATAATGAAACCAGCAATTGATACTTTCAAAAGAGTCATGAGTGTAATGCGATCTGTTACAAAAGCTGCCTTTGGTTTTGGTAGAATATTAGGTAAATTATTCCTTCCAATTACGATTATTATGAGTGTGTTTGATACATTCAAAGGTGCATTGTCTGGTTTCGATAAGTATAAAGACAAAGGATTTCTTGAAGGTATTATTGGTGGTCTATTTGGTGGTATATCCGGATTGCTCACGGGTTTAATTGGTATGCCTCTTGATCTATTAAAGAGTGGAGTAAGCTGGATTGCTTCGAAGTTAGGCTTTGAAAACTTCTCCGAACAGCTTGATGCATTCTCATTCTCTGATATGATCAGCAACCTATTTACTTCTATTACAGATACTATTGTAGGGTTTATTGGTAGTATTAAAGATTCTATTGCTGACATTGGTATTGGTGCTACAATAGCAAATGTAGCCCTTGAAATGCTAAAGATCTTTAAGAAGATCGCTACCTTTCCACTTGCAGTTGCTGCAGGTGCTGTGGCTGGATTAGCAGCTGCTTGGCCAGGTGGTGATAGTCCGGGTGAAGCCTTTATGAAAGGATTTAATAAAGTACAATCCTTTGGCGATGCTCAAATTGATTCTATGAAGATTCAAGGTGATGGTATGACGGAATCAGGTGAAGAAATTAAACAAACTTCAGCTGAAAATGCCCAAGGGCAAGCTTCTAATAATGCTAACGCTGCAGCGAATGTTACTGCTGCTGCCATAAATAATAGTAAGAGCTCTTCCAGTGTAACGACGAACGTTAATATGTCTCCTCAAAACCGTACAGCCGCAACAATCGCTGGTCCATACGGATAAAAAAAGGGATCCCGAAGGATCCCTCAAATGTTTGCTACCAGGGCCCTGGTAGCGGTAGTGTGCGTTAATAAAGCTTCCCGCTTACTCACACTTATTATTATTTATCTCATATAGTTAGTATATTTTGCTAAACAAACTGACCTTAGCTTTGTTGAGCAAGTTTGTCGAAGTAAGACAGTGTGTCTTCTTCACCCTCATCACTACTATTAAGCGAAGCACTATCAGCCGCAGCCATTACAGGTTGCTCTACCACAGGGGCTGATTCCATCATTGGGGCAGTATCCATTGACGCATGTCCTGCATCAATACCTAGTACTTTATTTAACTTAGCTTTGAGTTCGTCGTACGACTTATAGTTTTTAGGATCAGTGAAGTCTGCTAGAGAATATAGCTTATTGTATACTTCTTCTAGTTGACCTTCATCACCATTATACAGTGCTGCTGCTGTAGCAAACTCTGACTTATCATAGTTTACCCAACCTTCAACCTTTCGAATCTTAAGCTTGAAGTCAGCACCTTCCCAAAAATCATAAGGATTTACTGGTTGTTCATCTGCAAATTGTGGTTGCATTACATCCATGATTTTATCAAAGATCTTTTTACCAAATTTGTAAAGGAATACCTTTCCTTCGTTATGTGGGTTAGCAGGGTCAGATACAACCAAGATGTTTGACGCGTAGTGCAAACGTCTCTTTCTATCCCTTGCTGTTGCTTTATCCTCATCACGACCAGTGTTCCACAATACTGAATTAGCTTCAGATACTGGATCATCTTGACCGATAGTGGTTAAGCTGTTTTCGATATACCATAGACCAGTAGGACCTTTAAAACCATGATCCCAATACCTTACCCAAGGAAGATCTTCACCTTCTTTAGCCGGTAGGAATCTGATTACGGCATAACCGTTTCCTGCTTTATCTCTGGTTGGTTTCCAAAACCTATCATCGTCGTATGACTTTGTTTCGGCTTTAGTAGACACAGCTTCCGCTGCTTGTACGAGTTTGTCGATTGACGAGCCTCGTGAGCTCTTTAGATTTGCAAATGACATATATTTTCTCCGTATTGCATTGTATTAAGACGTAATTGTCTTTTCTATTTTTATTGCTGAAATATCCACGTTATTCATAATGTATATTATAACACATATGTGTTACTTTGTAAACCCTTTTGTCAATAAATTTAAACATTTATTTCGATTAAAGCTTACGAACGGTTCATATTTTTCGATCAATCTACGAGTATCAGGCCATATAATGGTATCCGATATGTTCTTAGACTCACGATCAATGAACTTAAATATGGCATTAAGAATGACAACAGTCTCTAAACTAATCTCTTCTTGCAGCCATAACTTTACAACAAGAGGATATGCATTGTCGCTTGCTTTAAACAAGTAATCAAATTGCACATTCTCTTCTGTTAATCTATTTATATCAATTGAAAACACACGATGGATGCTTTCTTGAATTCTTTTATGGTCTTTATAATTTTGTTCAGCCTCGCTATCCATCATATCACCAATGTATGTTTCTGTATTGATGAATTGTGAAACGTAGAAATCTTTTAATTCTCCGTTATATTTTTTGGCCAATTTAGCAAAGAAATACTTATCTTTGCGTTTAAAGAAAGAGCTAGGTGTTACGTTAGACTTAAAGTTGTATTTAACTGCATCATAGTTAGACTCGAAGTGTAGCTTTAATGCGTTATACAGCTTGTATGATTCAAATGGATCTGTACTCATATCGGTAGCTTATTGCCCTTTTTGCCTCTGATTAAATTAAGTCTTATTGCTTCAGCTTCCATTTTATCTTTCAGAGAATCGGTCAATAACTTCTTTAAGTTAGTATAGTCCATGCCTCTCTGCTCTATAATAAATGTAGCCGCATCTATATAAGACATATTGCCCTTTGCCACTAATTGTTCTACGGCTGTGGAGAACCGTTTCCTTGTCATAATTTTTTGTTCTAAATCAATCATAATACCCTAAGTAGTATGCAATCGGCATTGATTCTACCATTAGGAACGCTAACCTTTGTAGTTAATGTATCCCAGACTTGTTTGTCGATTTGCTTTATTGTTTTACTTAAGATCAATGGAAGTATATCGTCTGGCTTTCTCAAAGTAGTCACTCTACTTTTCTCGCAAATATTCTTTATGGTAGTACCACTTACCTCAAACCCTTTGGTTGAATTTGTGTTATACTGAGTCAACTTTCTAGTCTTAGTATTGTATACAAATAAAACTTCTTTACCAGGAATCATTACAGGGTTTACCGACATTAGTTTTGCGTCGATATCTTCAACCTTATACTTAAGGTTTTTTACCTGTACATCTGAAGTTTTAGGCTTCTTGACCCTTGGAATTCTTGCTGCTTTATTAGCAGTCTTTAACTTATCTAGATCTTCAAAGACATTTTCCATAGTGGCCATCATCTTCTTAAGATTTGATTTACTAATATGCGAAAAAGCTTCTACTGCTTGATCACATGTATTATCATGAGCATCCTTAACTGGAGCATATTCATTAGCAACTAAATCCCTAAACATGTTTAACGTCGTACCTTTCAAGCCGTAATGCTTAAATAATTTATACGTATCAAAGTTTGGTTTAAAGTCACCTTCCAGCCATCCATCAATGACTTTATCCCAGTCATCCATTATGGTATCAAATATTTTCGCCTTTTGCCTCTGTTGAATAGTAACAACAGGCTTCGTTGGTGTTTGTTCTTTGATTTCTTCTACAGCAACAGTGGCCTTTTCGTACAGTTCTTTAAGCTCTGTATTGTATCTTTCAAACTCTTGTTTATTATACTCAAAGCCTCTATAGTATATCTTAGCGACTTTACCTAAAGATCCAGTGAGTTCCCAGTCTTTGAGCTTTTTAAGGGTTTTGATTTGGTCTTTATCATATTCAAAGACCTCTTCAGCAAATTGTAATACTGTAGGCACGTAGTCCTTTGCGCTATAAAAGTAGTTATACCATTGGGCAGCTTTTGACCATAAGACATGACGTTTCTCGTTTTTTAGAGTTTCGCCCTTTTCAAAGATTGGCTCAGGGCCCATATACTTATCGTCAATGGTTACCCGATTCTTTCTCATACTTGTTCGTACTTTATTTTCTGCCATAATATAATCTAAACCTATACTCTTTCGTAACTCTTGATACCGCTAACATAATTTTCAGCAGCGTCTTCTGCATACTGCTCACTATGACCCTTGTACCATTCAATACCTAATGACTCACCATCGATATACATACG